AGAAGAACTATCTAGTAGTTATAATTCATTAGAAAAAAAATTAGGATCAAGAACAGAAGATTTATCTAAACAAATTAGAGAAGATATGGCTAATGAAGTAAGGTCTAAAGTTCCTGAAAATTATGAAATTAGTATGCCTGAGATACCAGAAAATGTACAAATGGATATTGATCCTGAAATGCCTTTATTACAATGGTGGCAAAAAACAGCAAAAGAAGCTGGTTTATCTCAAGATCAATTTAATACAGGTATAGAAGCATTTGTTAATAATGAGATAGGAAGTTTACCTGATTTTGATAATGAAAAAGAATTATTAGGTGAAAATGCAAATGCAAGAATAGAAGCTGCTGATTTGTGGAGTAAGAAAAATTTATCTACTGATTCTTATGATGCTATATCTGAATTTGCTAGCACAGCTAAAGGTGTAAAAGCATTAGAAGAAATAATGAAACTTAATAAAGATGCACCAATACCACAAACAGAAACAGCTATTGACGCTGCTCCTAGTTTAGATGATCTTAGATCTATGATGAAAGATCCTAGATATTGGAAAGATGGAGATAGAGATCAAGCTTATATTAATAAAATAAGTAACTTATATGAAAAGTACTACGGAAATCAGAAGGCGAGTTAAAGCTACTTGGCGTGACGCACAATCTTTTGCTGAATGGCTAGATCCTATTGAAGGTAAAAAATTAAAACCAGCTATAAATTATAGTGAAGGATATGTGTTAAAAGATGATGATGACGTATTAATTTTATATATGACATATAATGATACAGATATTGGTGATACTTGTGTCATTCCTAAAGAAAACGTTGTTAATATTTGTGAGTTGAAAAATATTAAAAAAAATGTCAGTAAAGAATAAATAGACCTCTAAGGCCCTAGATATGCCTGTAAAGATAACATATCAAACTCCTCTGAGACAATCTAGGTAAACTTAACAAGCATACGGAGGTTAAAATGTCTGCTTCTATTACTAATGCTTTTATCACTCAGTTCGAAGCTGAAGTGCATATGGCATATCAAAGAATGGGTAGTAAGCTAAAAAGCCTAGTGCGTACTGTAAACGGAGTAAGTGGCGAATCTGTAAAATTCCAAAAAGTTGGAACAGGTGAAGCTACAAGCAAAGCAAGACACGCAGAAGTAGTTGCTATGAACATTTCTCACACAAATGTTACTGCAACTCTAGCTGATTTCTATGCGTCTGATTACGTAGACAAACTAGACGAGCTTAAAACCAACATTGACGAAAGATCTGTTGTTGCAAATAATGCAGCATATGCTCTTGGTCGTAAAACTGATTCTATCATTACAGATGCTATGAGTTCTGCTACTACACTAGCTAATAACGCTGGTGCACAAGGTGGTACTGTGGCAACTGACATGAACGTAGATAAGTTCCAAGAAATGCAAGCGCTTTTCGGAACTAATGATGTTCCTGATGATGGTCAAAGATATTGGGCAATCGGCCCTAACCAATGGTCTAACTTATTAGATGACGATCAATGGTCAAGAATGGAATACATTGGATCTAACGAATTACCTTTCTCTGGTATGAATTACACAGCGAAAAAATTCTTAGGTTTCTTAGTATTTGTTCATTCTGGTCTAGATTCATCTGGCTCTACTGATAGACACACTATTGCATGGCACAAGTCATCAATGGGTCTAGGTGTAGGATCTGAAGTTAGAACTGAAGTAAACTACATACCTGAAAAGGTATCTCACTTAATGACTTCTTACCTATCCATGGGATCAATTCTAATTGATACTAATGGTATTAGAGTACAGAAGTGTGCGGAATAGGAGATAAATAATGGCATACGAAACTTCAAATCCGATTAAGAAAATTGCTGGAATGGGTGCTGGAAACTCACTATGGTTTTATACTGATGGTGATGCTAAAGCAACTGTTGTAGCTTCAGGTTATTTCAATTCTGCTTACAAAGAATTAAGCAAAGGTGATGTTATCCTTTGTTCAATCGGTGTAGGTGGTACTCACGAAATGGACACAATTACAGTTACTTCTGAAACTGGAGCAACTACTGTAACTACAGTAGCTCTTGCATAAGGAGATTAACAGCTATGAGGGGGTTATCCCCCTCTAGTCAAATAAGGAGAAATTATGGCAATAAGTGCAGCAATAGGTGTAGGAAAAAAAATAGTTGGCAAAGCAATTTCTGCTGTTAAAAAAAAGAAAAAAGATTTAGAAACTAAAGGAAGAAGAGTAAAATCCGCATTAAATAAAAAAGGTAAAACAGCAGATATACCTGATGTTGCTGCTGGTGCTGCTGCAAGCACAGTACAAGCTGGAAAAAAAATAGTTAAAAATCCTACTGTAAAAAAAGCAGTAAAAAAAACAAAAGAAGTTGGTAGAAAAGCACTTGTTACTACTGCGGCAGTAGGTGGAGCTGCTGGTGGTGTTGCTGGTGGTTTTGCTGCTGAAAAAGGAGCTAAAGCTATAAGAGCATTAAAAGGAAAAAAAACAAGTCCAGATCAAGCTATGGGTGATTTTATGAAAGGTGCTGCAGTAGGAGCAACTGGAGGTTTAATAGGTGGCCCAATAGCAGCTGGAATTGGTGCATTAGCATTAACACAATCTATTACAAAATTTAATTCAAAACCAGAACAGGAATTTACACAAGAAAGAAGATCAGATGGTAGATTTGCTACAATATATAAAGGTAAAAATGCAAATGTTGTTGCAAGTGCTAAACAATTATCAACAAAAGAAATTGATGATGTAAGAACACAATTAGCAATATTAGATAGTATTGTTGAATCTGATGATCCAAAATCAAGAAGTAAAGAGTTTAAAGAAGCAGTAGGTTATTTAGCAACAAAATATAAAATATCTAATATTAGTGGAAAAAATTTATCTATTATAATTCCTAATGTAGAAGGTGGAGTACAATTAAGACAAAGAGCTTAATATGGCAGTAACTAAAGTAGATATAGCTTCAAGAGCATTAGTAATGATAGGATCAAATCCTATTTCATCATTTAATGATGATACAACAGAAGCTCTTGTAACAAATACAATTTACGAAGAAGTAGTAGAATCTACTTTAACTAGACATAATTGGAGATTTGCTACTGGACAACAACAACTATCTTTATTAGCTAATGCTCCTACTGGTAGATTTGAATACGCTTATCAAATACCAGCTAATCCTGAATGTTTAAAAATTTTAGCAGTTACAGTTAATGATGCTTTAATCCAATATAGTAGATACGAAGATAAAATTTACTTAGATGGTTTTGGATCTCAAAATGCAGTAATTATGGATTATATTTTTAGACAAAGCGAAGATCAGTTTCCTCCTCATTTTAGATTAGCAGTAGAATATAAACTAGCTAGTATATTTGGTGGATCAGTAGCAAGAGACGCAGCTCTAGTTAGAGAGTTTGATCAACTAAGTGAAAGACAATTATTAATAGCTAAAAACACTGATTCACAAGAAACTACTACAAAAACACTTTCTACTGATAGATTTATAACAGAAAGAAGAAGCAGTCGTAGTGGACTTGTGGTCGGATAATGCCTAGAAAAATAAGACAAGTATATACTAACTTTTCAGCTGGAGAGATTAATAATTTACTCAATGCTAGAACTGATGCTAAAGCATATTTTGAAGGTGGTAAACAAGTACGCAACTGGTATTTACTAGATGAAGGTGGAGTTATGCGTAGACCAGCTACAGAGTATATGGCTACAATGCCTGGAGAATGTAGAATAATTCCTTTTGTATTTTCTAATGATGAAGTAGCTTTATTTGTTTTATCAAACAATAGACTTGATGTTTATTCTAATGCTGGTGCTGTAATACAATCTAATATAACTTCTAATTGTAATTGGACTACTGCTCAATTATTTGAATTAAATTTTGCACAGTTTGGTGACACAGTATTTTTAACACATAGAGATAATTACCCTAGAAAAATTACTAGAACTTCTGCTAGTACATTTACTGTAGCTGCATATGAATTTGAATTAGATGAAGATGTAGTAGTTTCTGGTGCATATAAAACTTATGCGCCATTTTATAAATATGAAGATGCAAGTGTAACTTTAACTTTAAGCACATCTGCAACAGGAGCTGGTAGAACAATTACTGCGTCAACTGGTATTTTTTCAAATGATTATGTAAATCATTATTTAAAAATAGATGGATCTCAAGTTAAAATAACTGGATATACAAGCCCTACTGTTGTTACAGCAACAGTTATTGAAACTATATCTGGTGGTACTGGCCCACATAATGATTGGGAAGAAGAATTATTTTCTACACCTAGAGGATATCCTCAAGCTGTATCATTCCATGATAATAGATTATGGTTTGGTGGAATAAGAGATAATCCTTCTGCTGTTATTGCTAGTCAAATAGGAGGTTATTTTAACTTTGATGTTGGTACAGGTTTAGCAAATGAAGCTATTAATGTTGTTATTGCAAGTGATACAGTAAATGAAATTAGACATTTTGTTTCATCAAGAAACTTACAAATATTTACTGATAGTGGTGAATACTATGTACCAGTATCTTCTCAGTCTGCTGCAATTACTCCAACAAGTATAGCGTTTCTTAGACAAACACCATATGGCTGCAATAGAGCTGCACCTATACCTTTTGATGGTGCTTCTTTATTTAGTCAAAAAAATGGTAAATCAATTAGAGAATATGTTTTTTCTGATATTGAACAAGCATATAGATCTACAAGTGTATCTGTATTAGCTTCGCATTTAATAGATAGCCCAAAACAATTATCTATGATGACAGGTAATGAAACTAAACCAGAACAATTTGCTTTTTTCTTAAATAGTGGAACTAATGATGATGGTAAATTAGCTGTATTTCATTCTATTCGTGATGAAAAAATAGCTGGTTGGACTATGTGGGAAACACAAACTGGAGATAAATATCATAGTATAGCTGCATTAAATGATCAATTATTTGTTATAGTAAAAAGAGTAGTACCTTCTGGTACAAAATATTTTTTAGAAAGATTTGCTAATGATGATTCTATAACTCTTGATTGTTCTACAACTACTACTGTATTTCAAAAAGGAACACCATTAGTAAATGGCGCTAGTCAAACAGGAAACACATTATCCGTAGATGGATTTAGTTCTGCACCTCAAATACAAGAAACTTTTACTATTGCTGGTAATGCAACTAAATATATAATTACTGCTGTAACACAAACTGCTGTTGGTTATGATTTAACACTAGATCAAAACTTAGCTGTTTCACCAGCAGATAATGCAGTTATTACTATTGTAGAAGGTTTTGTTCATGCGGTTAATTCTATTTATGAAAATACAGATAAAATATTTGCAGTATATGGTAATGGATCTTTAGGTGAGTTTACAGTAGATAGTAACAATAGAATTACACTTACTTCTGCACCATTTCCTAGTGGTACAAGAGTAGGATTTAATTTTACTCCTATATTAGAAACTATGCCAATAGATAAAGAAATAGATACTGGGCCATTGACAGGACAACCAAGACGAGTAAATAAAGCTATTGTAGATATATCTGGTGGATTAGATATTACAATGAAAGCACAAGACTTAGCATCTAAAGAACTTGTTATACAGCAAGTTGATTTTACAATTAATAGTGATACAACACCAGTAACAGAAAAAAAAGAATTTAACTTTTTAGGTTATAGTAAAAGTCCAACAATTACTATTAGCCAAAACGATCCTTTACCATTAAAGGTATTAGGAATAGCTATGGAGATACAGTTCGCATAATGGCAAAATCAGCGTCAACATTATTTTTAGCAGCATCATTATCTAGTGCAGTTGGCACAGCTGCAAGTATACAATCTCAAAGAGCAGCATTAGCAAGAGAAAATTATAGAGCAGAAACTGAAGCAAAATTAGCAGCAGTTAGAGCATTAGAAGAAGAAAATGCTAGAAAAGAAGAATTAAATACTTCAATAGCTAATAATTTAGCATGGCAATCTATATCAGGATATTCAGATGATAGTAGAAGTTTTTTAAATATTCAAAGTCAAGTTAGAAAAAAAGCTGAAAAAGATATTTCTAATATTAGATTAATGGGAAAAACTACAGCATTAAAA